GGCCAGGGCGTGGGGCGTGCCGCTCACCGACGCGCTGCGAATCTCGCGGACGGAGCACGTCCGGGCGCACCGCATGGCGACGATGGATTCCTACCGGCGCAATCCGCACGTGGTCAAGGGCTGGGTCTGGCATTCGGCGTTGATACCGGGGCGCACCTGCCCGGCGTGTGTGGCGATGCACGGCACGCGGCACACGCTGGAAGAGACGCTAGACGACCACCCGAACGGTCTGTGCGCGGCGGTGCCCGAGACGGTCTCCTGGGCGGACCTGGGCGTTCGGGGTGTGCCGGAGACGGGGCTTGAGGTCGAGGCGGGCGAGGCATGGTTTGCCCGGCAGGGTGAGGACGTGCAACGGCAGATGCTAGGGCCGGGGCACTTTGAGATGTACCAGGCCGGCACGCCGCTCTCCGAGATGGTGGCGTGGCGGACAGACCCCGACTGGGGCCGCACGGTGGGGGTCAAGAGCCTGAAGGATATAGCGGCAGACGAGGGTGAGGATTGGGCGGTAGCGGCAGAGTAGGGGCCGTTCGCAAATATCAGGGGGAGTAGAGCCGAGATGGCAGACGAGAGAGAGCCCGAGATGGGCGACGAGGAGCAGCAGGACCAGACCGGGACCGAGCCGCAGGATTCGGGCGAGGTGCCCGACCCGGCGGAACTCCAGGCGGAACTGGAGCGCACGCGCAAGGCCCTGGCGGATGCCAACAAGGAGGCCGCGGCGCGCCGGAAGAAACTGGAGGCATTCGAGGCGCAAGAGGCCAAACGCAAGCAGGCCGAGATGACCGAGCTTGAGAAGGCCAAGGCGCGATTGAACGAACTGGAGAAGCGGGCGGAACAGGCAGAGGCCGGCCGGAAGCAGGCGCTGGTGCGTGCGGCGGTGATCGCCCAGGCCACGGCGCAGGGTTTCCGCGATCCCGAGGACGCGCTGCGCTACCTGGACACCTCCGAGGTGGAGATCACCGAGGACGGCAAGGTAGGCGACGTGAGCGCGCTCCTGAAGGAACTCGGCAAGCAGAAGCCCTACCTGTTGCAGCCACAAGGCTCGGTGGGCGCGACGAATCCGGGCCGCGGCCAGGCGCAAGGCGAGACGCCGGAGCAACGGCGTTCGCGCCTGTTTGGCAGCGGCGGCCCCGACCTGGGGCCGGGCGCCGGATACGTGCCCCTGCGCCAAGGATAACGTTAGAGGTGTGAGATGACGGTAGGACTGAGTGGAGTAGCCGAACTCAACAGTTACTTCAACAACATCTATGAAGACGCGGTGTTTGTGGTCCGGGAGCAAAACCTGGCCGTGAGCCTCGTCAAGGTGTTCCGCGACGGCAGGGGTGACCAGACGCGGTCGATCACCACGTACCCCGAGGTGACGCCGAGTGCGGTGGCCGAGACCGAGGACTTTAGCGCGCCGACGGCGTTCGACAAGACGCTGCTCTCGACGCTGACCCCGGCCGAGTACATGAGCCAGGTGCTCCTGACCGACCGGCGCATCGAGACCGATCCGCAGAACGCCCGGCAGGATGCGGCAATCGAGATGGGCGGCGGGATGGCCGAGTTCATCGACAAGACCGTGTTCGGCAACTTTCACGACCTGACCGGCGGCACCGTCGGGAACCTGGGCAGCGCGATGATCTGGGGCTACCTGATGGCCGCCGAGGCGCGCCTGCGGGCCGCCAACGTACCCCGGCCGCACTACGCCGTGCTGCACCCCTACGGGTGGCACGACCTGGCCGGCGCGGCCGCGGTGAGCGCCACGGCGACGAACGCGCCCGAGTTTCAGGATGAGGTCATGCGGCGCTACTACGTGGCGAACGCGGTGGGCCTGGACGGCATTTTCATCTCGTCCAACGTTAAGACCTCGGGCGGGACCGGGGCCTATGGCGCGGTGTTCAACCCGAACGCCATCGCCTACGACATCCGGCGCGGCCTGCGGCTGGAGCCGGAGCGCGACGCCTCCAAGCGCGCCTGGGAACTGAACCTCACGACCCTGTTCGCGCATGGTGTCTGGCGGCCGACGTGGGGCGTGCAGATTCTCCACGACATCACGGCGCCCGAGAGCTAAGGAGGCTTGCAATGTTTGGATATGACAACGTTCACACCGAGGTCGTAACGATCTCGGACCCCGGCGCCGACGGTACGCTGGTGATCTGGAAGGCCCCGACGCGGCTGGCGAAGGTCGAGATCCTGGAGGCGTGGGCGGTTTGTGACACGGCCATCGCTGGCGTGGGCACGGCCATCACGCTGACCTTGCTCGACCAGGGCGCGAAGGGCACGGCGTCGCCGGGCACCGTGTCGGCGGACCTGGGCGCAACGGGCACCGGAGACTGGACGGCGCACGTGCCGCGTGACTTCACCATCAGCGAGGGCACGCTGGACGGCGGCGACTACCTCTGCCTGAAATATGTCGAGGAGGGGACGGTGGCACCGGCCAACATCAGCGTCGGCTTTTCGTGGGTGTCGGGCGTCGGCGCCTGATTGGATAGTGGCGGCGAATGATAGCCGTTTAGCGATAGTGGGCCAGCCTAGGGGAGACCCGAAAAGCGGTACGCCCCCGCCGCCCGGCTGGCCCTATATGGGGCGCATGGGGATAAGTGGGGGAGGAACGGGGGCACATGCACATATTTTGGTGGTCGAACGCGCCCTGGTCCAGTACGGGCTACGGGACGCAAACGAAGGTGAACGTACCGCGCATCAAAGCGCTGGGGCACAAGGTGACGCTGGGCGCCAACTATGGCCTCTCCGGCGCGGTGTTGAATCTCGGCGACGGCGACGCGATCTACCCGCTGGGGCTGGATCGCAGCGGGAACGACGTGCTGGGCGCACACGCGGCGCACTGCGGGGCGGACATCGTCATCACCCTGTACGACTCGTGGGCGTTCCGGCCCAACGCGACAAGCGGCATCCGCTGGTGTCCGTGGGCGCCGGTGGATCACGAGCCGATACCGCGTCCAGTGACGCAAGCGCTCAGTGTGGCCTGGCAGCCCATCGCCTACTCACGGTTCGGGCAACGGGAGATGCAGAATGCCGGCCTGGACGCTGCCTATGTGCCGCACTGCCTGGACATGAGCGAGTACACGCCGGGGAATCAGGCCGAGAGCCGCGAGCGGTTGGGGCTGCCCCAGGACGTGTTTGTCGCCGCGATGGTGGCGGCCAACAAGGGCACGCCGAGCCGTAAATCGTTCGGTGAGGTGGCCCAGGCGTTCCGGGCGTTACTCGACAAGCACGACGATTGCGTGCTGTACCTCCACACGCACCGGGGGCCGGAGATGTCCGGCATCGACCTGGAGGATCTGCTCGGTGCAGTGGGCATACCGCACGACAAGGTGATCTTCTGTGACCCCTACCACAACATCCTGGGCTTCCCGACGCCGTACATGGTGGATGTGTACCGATCCGCCGACGTACTCCTGTCGCCCTCGATGGGCGAGGGGTTTGGGCTGCCCATCCTGGAGGCGCAGGCGTGTGGTTGCCCGGTCATCGTGGGCGACTGGACGGCAATGCCCGAGTTGTGCTTCGGGGGCTGGAAGGTGGGCGGGCAGAGGTTCTTTACGCCCATCGGCTCGTTCCAGTACATCCCGTTCGTGGGCGAGATCACCGACGCGCTGCTGGAGGCCTACGGCTGGGGCAGGGAGCACTACAGCGAACAGGCGCGGGCGGGCGCGATGGCCTATGACGCCGACTTTGTGGCGCAAGAGTACTGGAAGCCGGTGCTGGCCAGCATCGCGGAACGGGTAGAGGCCGGAGCGGAGGAACCCGAGGGGATGGTCGCGCTGTGAGGGTCGCCTTTTACAACGCACCGGCGTTCACCGAGAGCGCGCTGCGCTACCGGCTGAACCCGCCCCTGGCCCCGGCGATCCTGGCGGCGGTGTTCGAGCAGGCCGGGCACGAGGCGGAGGCGGCGGACCTGGAGGCGCTGGGCGTGGGGCCGGAGCGGTTGGCGCGCTCCTATGCGGCGCAACGCGACCGCTGGCCGGACGCCATCGGCTTCACCGTCTGCTCGTTTGCGGCCCAGGGTGCCGAGGCGTGCGTTAGGGCCCTACGCGAGGCGGGCTACAACGGGTACATCGCCCTGGGCGGGCCGCACATCACCATGCTGGGACGCGGCCCGGTAGACGAACTGGAGAGCTGGGGCGCGGACGCCTGGGTGGTGGGCGAGTGCGAGGGGAACGTGGTGCGCGTATTCGAGGAACGGCAGCGGGGGCTCATTCAGGGCGTCCGCGCCCCCATCGAGAGCATCCCGGCGCCGTTGTGGGCCAAGCACAGGCCGGGCGTGGGCGTGGTCTACGCCGGCAACCAGCCGTTCACCGGGCATCCCGAGTGGATTTCGATGTGGTCACGCGGCTGCCCCCACGCCTGCACGTTCTGCCCCAATGTCGTATTCGGGCGGCAGGCCATCCGGCGGCGGCCGGCGGCGGCCATTCAGGAGGAACTGGCGGGCCTCGCACGACGGGGCATCAAGAGCGTCTACGTGTACGACGATGAACTGATCGGTTTCCCTGGGCGACATAACGACTGGTTGGCGGACGTGTGCCGGGAGGTGGCGCCACTGGGGCTGCGGTACAAGGCGCAGGGGCGATGCTCAGAGCGGGCAGTAACGCCGGGCGTGCTCGGGGAGATGGCGGCGGCGGGGTTCCGGGCGGTGCAATGGGGCGTCGAGTCGTTCTCCGAGCGGGTGCTGGACGCGCTGCACAAGGGCACCGACGAGGGGGATATTTGGGCCAGCCTGGAGCGGGCGCACGCGGCGGGGCTGGCAAACGGCCTCTTTATGATGGTAGGCAGCCCTGGGGAGACGGTAGCGGACTTGGAGCACACCGAGGAATGCTTGCGGCGGGCGCAGGCGCGGGGCCTGGTGCAATGGCTTCAGGTGACGGTGCTCACGCCGATGCCGGGCACGCCACTGTATACCCAGGCGATAGCCGAGGGGTGGTATCGGGAGCCGCCGAACGAGCGCATGGTGGGGGCGTACATGGACACGCCGACGATGAGGGCGGCGGACATCGAAAGGTGGCGGCTGCGGCTGTTGGAGGTGGCGGCGTGACAGACGATGTGACGCTCTACCTTGGCGACTGCCTGGACGTGCTGCGCGACTTGCCCGGCGGGAGCGT